TGCAGTTGCATTCACTGATTGGGAAGCTTCAACCTGTTCGGCTGATGCTTCTGGAACGGGTTGATTCTCTTCCACTTGCGTTTCTCCTTCAGTAGTTGGATTTTCTTTCTCTACTTCTGCGACCTTTACAGGCTCCGATGTAGAATTATCTTCCAGATTGGCCGCGATGCTTACTTTCGCACTGGCGATTGCTGGATCTGTGACGAGTGAGACTTCTTTACATGATGACGCACTAACTTCTAAAACGCCATCGACATTCTTATACTTCTCAGCAATTACGCCCACACTAAAGCCATCGCGCAGTCCGGTACTTGCTTCCACCAAGCTGTCAGATCCTGCCGTCGTGTTGCCGATAGAAAACACGGCATCGATTCCTTCTTTTCCGACTTTGTAGCTCTTAAGGAATCCGATTGGAGATTCGCGGCGGTGTTCGAGCAATAATTTCGTGGTGTTGCCGAATGTGATTGAGCCTTCTTTGAATAGTGTCTCTCCAGCACTTGTCACACCAGCTTCATTCCATGTCACGATGCGTCCAGAGATTTCGCGCTTGGGAAAGTCTGTGGCCGTTACTTTGATTGAGAAGTTGATGTTCATTGGATCATCTTGGTTTGATTTCATAGTGCCATATCTTCTTTCATTCGTATTTCATCGGTTGTCAGGACTCCCATGTCGTAAAAGATTTTGTAGACTTCGGCGCGCTCTTTTGCAGATGCGCGCAAGTAATCATCAAGATCGAACTTGACTTCTTGTGACGCTGGAACGAAGTCATTGGCCATTCCAGTCATTGATAGACGCTCTTCGATGCTGGTCATCACCGATCTCAAAGAGAAATCAACGAGACTTTGTCGGGCAAGACTGGCGTTGGAGTAGGTCATGCTCGATCCTGATTCTGCATCGACGTAATAAGCCGGAATGCCACAAGCTCTTGCTAATTCGGTGGCGACATAGCTTCTCGCTTGATTTAACTGGAGACGTTCCGGATCAAATCCTAAAGTTTCCAACGTGACGTCCGCATTGAGAAATGCCGTGGCACGATTGCGTCTAGCACTGCCCCATGATTCAAGAAGCTTGGCGATGCGATCTGCTGGCAACGCTGTTCCGTTTGATTTAAGAACCATTGTTGGAACTGGTTCTTTTGCATACATTGTTGCCGCGCGCTCGAGTTCTGCGCCAGCTTTAATTGTGCGACCTGCGCGATGCAAGATTCCTTCATCATTTCCGTAGAAAACTGCTAAAGCGCCCACGCCTGTATCTGGAACGCGATAGGCGTCCACTGTGTAATAGTCAATCTCTGTTCCAAGATTATTAGTCTGGATTCCAACGCGAGTTGGATCGATGCGTTCTGCTGATCGAATGCGATAACTGTCCGCATAAATTTCATTAATTCTGAGATATCCGTACCCATATAGGAGAAGATCTTCGCATAAGAACGCATACGTGGCAGATCCGGGAACGCGTGGATCTGGTTGATTGATAACGCGTGGCGGTGTCTCGACTTGCGCGCCATCTGCGCGAGTGCGCACTTGAAGCGGAATCGATGCAACCGATGAGCAAATAATGTTTCGCGCTCTGGCGCACGTTGGTACGGACATAAATTCGGCGCGTGTTGCTGATATTCCGGCAGTGCCGAAGAAGTTAAACACTGAATCTAGTGTATTGACCGGAGCTAGTGACGCTTGGACGTCATAGGTCATCGCTGGAGCATCGGTTGTTATGTTGCGCGAGAATAGTCCCATGTGGCCAAGTGTAAAGGTGACGTATACATCTAACCGACCAGAATGTCTATCTCCATCTCTGGGCGTGTCGCGAAGTGGCAAGCGAGAGCCGCGGCCACTCCAGCGCACACGGCGACACTTGACGCTCTTCTTCCAATAATCCAGCCACCATCACCCATCGGCAATCGAACGGCCGATAGTATCTGCTTGGATAATTCTGCCTGTTTTCCGTGGATCAGCCGCTTTGATGTAATCGCTCCCAGTAATTCATCGCAAGCTTGCCCGTATAGAGATCCATCGATGTCTATTATCGGAATTCCGGCAGGTTGGAGCCTCGCCGCTACTGCCGAGCTAGTGCGCTTGCTAAAGGCTACATATTCGACTGGATACTTGCGAGCATAGGGCGCGACATCGTTGGCGATAGCTTTGTCATCGAGTGAGATGGGATTGTGCCAAGTATGCAGAAGCTTAATGTTGAAAGTGTCGTCCGAATTTTTCTGGGCGGCGACTAACGCTCCGTCGCGTCTGTCCGGACTTAAATCAAGGCCGAACCATGTCACCTTCTCGACATCGAGTTCAATCTCATCGACGCCACATTCATTCCATTCCTTGGCAGGAATCGCACCTGAGATTGTATTGACCCATCGGCAGAGAACTTCCGTCTGGACGACATCTGGCGGATCATTGAGAACGGCGCGGATATTATCTTCGTGGATTGTGTGGCCTAAAGCTGGATTGCTGGCGACCCAGTTTCGTTCATCGGTAATCTTGTCAGAATAGGCCGACCACTCAAAGTAGGCGATGTCATCGTCGGATCCTGCCGCCGATCCCATTCCACGATCGCGCAGTTGATTCAGAATTAAGCTGTGTTGATCGCCAGCATTCGAGAACGTCCAGAGCTGTGGATTCTTAGCCGCCATCATCGTGTATCGCATCGCTGACCACGCTTCGGTATCTTTGAGCTGGCGCGTCTCGTCCATGTAAACAGTTTCGGGCTTGGCGAATCCACGCGCGGCGGCGTTGGCCGCCTTGACCACATAGCGAGCACCGGACATCAGCTCGATCTCTTCGGATCCGTGCGCCCATCGAATCTTCTTGACTTCTCTGGATAAGTCGTTATGGCTCTCAATGATGTTGACGATGTGCCGGAATGTCTCCAGCGATGTGGTTAAGACGTGAGCTGATCCAAGTTGGAGCGGCTCTTTCCATAAATACATTCGCCCGAGAATGCTCATCTCCATAATTGTGGACTTGCCATTCTGCCGCGCCGCCACGATCACACATACTGGCGACTTCCAGCGTCCATCTGGCTTGACCTTCATCGCATGTTCAAAGACGAACTTCTGCCACGGCATCAGCTCCACGCCCAGTTGCTTTGAAAAATCTATAATCTCTAGGCCGCGAGATGGCAAGTCGTTTAAGCGTGAGTGGATTCTAGGCGTCCCAGAGCCGATTAGACGCTCCGATTGGGCACTAATTCCCTGTTCGTCCCTGTTCGCCTCTGTAACGACCGCCAGTGACCTTTTTTGACCCTGTCCTGCCCTAGTCATGACTTGTGCTCTCTTGTTCGGGTGAAAACAGAAAAGGAAGAGTCAGAGGTGTCCTTGCTTGTCCAAAAAACGCGCCTATTCGGTTGCCTTTCGAGTAATTGCATCGCGTACACGCTGCCAACAGGTTATCCGGCTCATCAGTGCCGCCCTTGCTGATTGGAATTACGTGATCGACTGTCGTTGCATCGTTGCCACAGTATTGGCACAGATAGCCATCGCGTATCAGTATCCGTTCACGGATCTTCGACCACGCTCTTGTCCCACCATTGGCTCTTGCTGACTTAGCTGACATCAGTGGAATCCATTGGCTTTGAAGAATCTCCATGCGTTGCACATTGACCCGTAACGTTTCGTGATGTAGCGAATGCTCCAGTCCACCATTGAGAAGCCATCGAGTCGCCCGTACTTAGCGTTCTTCATCTGGCCTAAGCCGTAGTGTGATCCATTACGTGCATCTACTCTCCAGTTGCTTTCCTTCTGGATCAACGCATTGAAGCAGCTGAACTGCTCGTAATTGATTATCCTTGAATGTGCATAGAGTTTAAGCAAATCAGTTTGTGACACTGCTTTTGCTTCTGTTGTTGTGGATATTGTCAAGATCATAATTGACATAGGTATGGCTAATAAGTTTTTATTATTTTTTATCTTTATATTTATTTTCTTTTTATTTATCTTTATTTTCAAGATATTATCTTTCAAGTATAGCGAGGGATCCTGACAATCTGTCAAGGATTGAGTCCGGTGTGTCGGATTGTCCACATGCCCTTGTGGATAAACCTGTGGATAACTATTCATTGAAGTTTAACACTGGAGTATCCAGAGCCTTCTGCATCGAGTTTGTACCAGTGAAGAGATCATGTAATTCATCGCCTATCTGTACGTTTAACAAGTCAATGACCCACTGATTGAATGTGGCCGGTTTAGCCCCTTTGAGGCCTCTCTGACGCGTTACCGCACACGTTATCCAATCTCTTACCATTGGCGACCTTTTATTGTTTTTGTTGCCGCCTCGCCAGATTACAGGTTCCCAAGCAAATTGCGTCGTAGTAGGCCTAATTTGATGCCAAGTCTTGCACCACGCTCCAACGCGTACATCTTCGGGACATTCCGGAAGTAACCATTGGAGATCTCGCGGATTGCAACTCAACACCCAGCCATCTGGATATTCTGATTCAAGTTTCTTAAGAAGTGCAAAGTGCGTTTCTTTTAAGTCCCAAATAGCGGCTTCATCGTGATGGTCTCCATAATGAGATTGACCGCAGCCGTAATAAGGCGGATCAGCATAGGCAAATTTACTCAAGGCCAGCCACCAGAGAATCATCAACCAGTTTGACCGAGAATGCACCGCACCCAGAGCATTGAGCGAACCATTCGTGCGCGGTCAGCTCTGCTCCCTTAGTGATCAGATGCTCCTTGCGTCCGTCGCCATAGAGCTTCTTACAGATTGAGCAATCAAATCGCAGCAGTGGCATATTCGCTCGCTTTCAGATTCTCGATAGGATTCAAATTGCTCTGATCGACCCACCAAGAGTCCTGACGTGGATTCTTAAATCGCTTCCTTTTGGCAAATGCTACTGGAAGCCAGCCGACGATGTAATAGACCGGCGACTTGCCAACGACCAGAACGGCCACATCATCATCACGATCGTTCGGGTAGATGATGAGATTGCCGCCTTGATACGACGTCCAGCGCACTTCAATGCCCTGACCCACATCTGCGCGTCTTTTGCCTTTGTTGTCGCTGATGTCATAGTCAAGGCCGAAATATCTGGCCACCATTAATTCAGCAGCTAGTGATTCGGCATATTCGGTCACGGCTTCGTGATTGTTGAGCTTTGTATTGTAACGAACCGTGACTCCTAGACTGGCCGATTGAGCAAATATCACATCGCAAGCGCGATTGTGAATTGCCCATTCGTCAGCTTCATTGATTGTCATTTTCTGCATTGAGTGCAGAACCAAAGAACCGGCTCTCCCCCGACGGCATGCAAATAACCGGCTTTGTCTAGCATTTCAATGCGTTTGCAGTGATCGCAGTTTTCGACTTTGTATTCGGCGACGATTTTGCCATCGATGAGTGTCCGACCAATCATTGAATCGACATCAATCATCTCAGTCACGCGGCTCATACCTGTGGCCTCCACTGTCCATCAGATCCAAGCATGTACCAGACTGGCGGACACTGCTTCGCCTTGACCTTTTCGACGCACATATAACCGCCCCAATTTTTGCCGGTTGCTTTAGCAGTGCCTTCGCGCCAAATCATGTGGCCATGAACGCACAATGGAGCAGCTGCAACCTGAACGCCACCTAGAGTCTCTTTGATGGTGTCAATAGCCACGCCTAGCGTTGGAATGCCGGCTTCTTCAGCTTCTTCCCGTGTCTTAAACGATGGAACGTCTCCGTGTTTTGTGCTCCAGTAATCATAGGCAACGGCTGAGTCCTGGACAATCTTTGGATCTATCCGTTCCACCTGTTGCATATTTTGCACCGTTGGACGTTTGTCGGATCCAAGTACCAGACCGACGCACCTGCCTATCGCGCTGGTCACAGTATCTTCAACGAACCATTTTTTCATCTGGACGTTGTAGGTGTTCACGTTGCCAAATGCGTAATCAATGCCGGAAGGCTCTTGATCTTCAAATTCTTTATAGACACGGCATTCGACGAGGACATAGCCTTTTTCAAGATTGATGTCCATGATTGATGTGTGGATCTTGCCACTTGGGTGAGTCGCCCAGAATCGCTGAATGCGAGCTGCGACATCTTCGTAATTGTCTAAGAAACTCACTTGGCGACCGCCTTAGCTGATACATGGCGACCGACTGACTTGCCGCGTTGATAGCCATCTGCGTGACCGTTTTTGTAGCCGATTGTGTAAGTGACAATTGACCAGAGAACTCCGGCGAATGCAGTCAGAAAAAACAATCCGATTTCACTTGTTGTCATTTTTGCTCCCGTGAGAGCCTTGTCGTTGCTCCCAGAAGAAGAGTGACATCTATGTCCGACAATTTCAAGATTGACGTCGGCGTGTCTATTTCTTGAGAGCAATCTCCAGCATCAGTTGATCTAAACGTTGCTCAATTCGAGAAACCTGATCCTTGAGTGAATTGCCCCCATTGGGTGAAAGCTCTCGCATGATCGACTTCACCATGAATCGCATTGACGAATAGATGGCAGTGAGCACCGCAAGGACAAGCCCACCCACCGCCGTCCATTCGCCGACACTCACTTCGTCTTACCGAATTGCGCGTCGTTAGGATTTAACCAGCGAAGAATCACTGGCAGAATTGAAGCAACACCTGCCCCGATGATTGCTTTTGGATCTGTTACACCAGCCAAATAAACGGCGATGCAAGAGCTTAAGAAGCTTCGTCCCCACGAAGCGGCCATAGCCTTGAGATCTTTCATTTCTTTTTCTCCTTTGATTTTGCCTTTTGGATTGGCTCAACCACTGGATATTCTCCATCATAAGGAGTCAAGCGAGCGCGAGCGAAACCAACAATCTCCTTGCCGATAAAGCGTTGCTTCAGCATCACCATTCCGCCGTTGCGCTGGTCGCCATCGCCGGACGTATTGCCTTCAATGCAGAGCACACTGGAGATTCCCACCTTGACCACAATTCCGATGTGGCTGATGCGATCAACGCCATCATGAGGAAAGTCCATGAAACACATATCGCCCAGCTGCGGCTTATCGTCAATCCAACGTCCCAGCTCTTTCATCTTATGAGCGCCAGCAGCCGTTGAGACCATTGATGGAATTTTGACTTTGGCTTGGTCGAAACACCAATTCACGAAAGATCCACACCACGGCAATCCATCGGCCTTTGTGAATTTGCCGTATTTGGTCAAATTCTCGCCAGTCTCGACCGTGCCAATTTCAGCTAGTGCGACTTCAATAATCCGAGCAGCTGAGCCGTCCGGATATTTAGACATCAATCATCTCAGTCAAGTGTTCTACTATGAAAGCAACAGTTTCGCTTCGTCGGCAGTAATGCCTAACTTGGCTAGTAGTGCGTCTTTGTCAGCCGCGGCTTTTTTTTGTTGAACCAATAGGTCAGCCTTGATTTTCTTTGTGGCTTCTACTTTTTCAATTTCTTCTTCTGTAAAAACTCGCTCAGTAGTTTCGCCTGTTTCTGCGTCAAATATGCGTTCAATATATGTCATTTTTTATGCTCCATAAACATAGATAGTCCCAGCGTCCCAGTTTCCTGTGTCTGATGTGACTGTAACGGATGAAATTGTTGATGTTCCTGCATAAAAACCATTGTAGGAATTTGTGTTGTTATTTGTTGTGCCACCAGCATAATTGCTAAAAGTAATAGTTTTTACACCTGCTGCGTTTGCGCCATCAATTATGGCGGCGCAAGAAATTATATCGGCTGCGTTAGAACCTTGACCACCAAAACCAAAAGCGGTACCAGATGTATCAAATGCTCCAGTTGTTATTGATGTTCCAGTTGAACGCATACCTGCATAATTATATTTGGTAGTTGAGTCGCTGTTCAAAGTCATAAGAAAATCAGAATTTGCGCCAGCAGAGCCTGAATCTAACCAAATCAAGAGTGAATTTTTGCCACTAATTCCACTGACTGTGATTGAGGTTGCACCTGTTAATGCAGTGCCGCCAGTATTGATTAAAGTATAGGACGGACTTGAACCACTGGCCGTAGCCCATTTCAAGCCTGTTGAAGCGGTACTATCCGCCACAAGTGTTTGGCCATTTGTGCCTACTGCAAGGCGAGCATCGACTGTGCTAAAAGTAAATAAATCGCCCTTAGTTGTTAGCGGTGTCTGATCTGTTGGAGTTACCCAAGTAAACGCCATATCGGTCGCGCTTGTCTTAGACAAGATTTGACCAGTTGTGCCGCCTTTGAGCTGCGCCATTGACGTATCAACGCCCTGACCGAATGTGTTGAAATCAGCTGGAAGATTCGTGACCAGAGAGCTACTGGTCGGCATCACCCAGCCGAAGTTTGTTGTTGGATTTGCCATCGTTTCTCCTTAATTGACGACTAGCGCGTCAGCGTAGTCAAGTGTAGGACTAAGAGTGTTGAAAGTTTCGGCGACACTTACATCTTGCCATTCCATCGCCTGAAGTGAGAATGGAAGTGGCGAGACAATGAGTGTCACGGCCAATTCATTGTATGAAGCTTGGAATCGCCAGCCTTCGACGAAGCCCAAGAAATTACCCGATTGCATATTGACCGGCAGATTGGTTAGCGAGATTGGCTGACCCATAAAGACGTTGATAAGATCATCTCGATCCGCATCATCGACTTCTGGATTGGTCAATGCAAACGTGATTGTTTCAAGAAACGACTGTGGCTGAGCGCGCAGTGTCAGATAAAAATTGGCCTGAGATGTGGCATCAGCTGAGTGTTTAAGCGACGTCGTAATCTGTTGAGCAAGATCTCCGTATGTGGCAATTGAATCGGCATCGGTAGCCGTGACGTTGCCCGATGAATAGATCAGATTGACATCGTTTCGAATGTCGCCAGCCTTTGTCTGCATCTTGATTCCACGTCCCAGAGCTTGATTGGCATCGAGTTCGGTGTATCCGTAAGTGGCCAAATAGGTTGAACGATGTGTCGAGTCAGCATAGGAAATTTGGCCTTGCGCGTTTTCGTATAAATAACCGAGACCGCTAGTGGCAAGATCTGCAACCAAATTCCACGTGATTGTTTTGCTCGATGATCTAGCTGCCAATTCATAATTTCCGGGAGTATCGATTTCGCCCAATCCAGTGTTTTGAGCATCAGCCCACGTTTCCGTTGCCGGAGTGTAGGTCGCCCACGTCAGAGCCGCTGGAACCTCGCTCCAGTTATTGACGAGCAAATCCTGAAGGATTGAATAGATCTGATTGCCGTCGAAATCCTGCGTCAAGACTCCATTTGTCAATGCCTTCTGAAGCCTTGCAAGGGCTCCCAGAGCCGTGATGGTGATTTCCTGAGTGATTGCCACTGACCCAGTCTGTGAAACCGTCACGGTGACGTCCACTACTGATCCGCCGAAGATTGGAACGAAGGTCGCCGTCGAGTCTTTGACTTCAATGGTAACTGTGTCATTGATTGCCACTGTGATGGCCGAAAGGTCAAGATTGATGAGATTGACTGTGCAATAGCCGGCTTGAGCTTGCGTGTAGATATTTGTGCGACCTGATGAAATTGAAAGATTGGCTAGAACAACGTCCGTGTATTCAACGGCATTGATTGTCACTTTCCAGACTGGCGACCATTGAGTCATTAGATTGCCTGAAGTGCGCCGGCTCCGCCAGTGCCACGATAGAAGGAATCATTGAGCACATTGATGATTGTGCGAGCAGTGCCTTCGGCATCGATTGCTCCATTGACTGTCAGATTGATTCGAGCGGCGTTCTGAGAATCTGTAAAACCTCCGCCACCCATAGCAGCTAGACGAGCTGCATTTTGTGAATCCGTAAAGCCACCGCCGGCCAGAGCTGCACCTGAGACGGCTGACTTGACGCCAGCTGATGATGTTGTTGTGGATCCTGTACCAGTTGAAGTTGTAGTCGTTGGAACCGAAATTGTTGGCATTGTCACCGATGGAGTCGCAGTCTTCGGAATAGTCACGGTTGGAACGCTAATTGATGGAGCTGAAATCTGTGAAACGTTAGGCAAGAATGGAATTGAATTATAGACACGAATGAGCGCATTGATTCCGGCCACTGCACCAGAAATCAAGGAATTGAGTCCGTTAATGACTGCGCCGATGACGTTGATGATTCCACCTGCAATTTCGCCCACAACCTTAAACGCTCCGCCTAAGACTGTGACTAGAACCGGCACGACGTACTTTTGAATGAAGCCGATGAATTCAGTGAATGTTTCCTTGTTCTTGTCGATTGCGTCAGTGATTGGCTTGAAGAAATCAGCAAATTTGCCTAAAGCCGGAACGACCTCATTGACGATAAATTGAACCAATTTGTCAATGATTGGAAGCAGCTTAAATCCAATCGTTTCTTTAGCTTCATCAAATGTTACTTTCAAGCGATCTAAACGGCCTTGATATGTTTCTGCATTGGCCGCAGCTGCACCGCCGAATAAATCCGTCAGTTTCTTTTGGACATCAGTAAATGACATTGTTTTCAATTCAGCTGATGAAAGTCCGATTCCTAGTTTTCCAAGTGCGGTAGTGTTGCCATCGTATGCCTTGCCGATTGCATTGGCGACGGCTTCAAGTGGCTTGCCTGTTGATGTTGAGACATCGAGCGCAACAGAAAGAAGATCCTGCGCTTTGCTTAAATCATTTGTGGAAAGCGCGATGCGCTGCAACGCTGGGCGCAGCTTTGAATCGCTGACACCTGTTGCCAGAGACATCTTGAGAATCTGATCTTCAGTTGCCGCAATTTGCTCTTGCGTTGCACCAGTAGCAGATTTGAGAGCGTTGGCTAGTTTGACCTGCGCTTGCTCATCTTCAATCGCCGCTTTGACGCCATCGACGCCAATCTTGATTGCATAAGCAGCCGCAGCAGCTCCAGCAGCCGCGAAAGCCAGTCCTGCCTTCTTGCTAAATTCGCCCATCTTTGAAGAAGAGTCATCGACGTCTCCATTGGCTTGCGCCAGTGATTTCTTGAGCTGATCTACATCAGCAAGAATCGAGAGCTTGAGTGTGC